TGACGCATGACCGCCATTCGCTGGCGCTGGATTGCCGCCGCCATTCTGGTGGGCATGATCTTCACCACGATCCAGCATTATGCCGGGTATCCCGGTCTGGATTACTCTCATGGGTTCCTGCAGTCAGTCAGCGCGGTGCTGGCGTGGGAGTGCGCCAAACGGGCGTGGTAGGGGAGGCTCTGACCGCCCTAGCCATCCATCCCGACTAGGCACTGATAGCCGACAAACACCACTTCGGAATCCGGCGTTGACGGTCGGGTTTCGAGAAACGCCAGAGATGCCGCGCCGCGCGCATGGCATTGGGCCATGGCTTCGCTGGGAAGGTATTGCGCCTCTCTGTGGCACTCTGCCGTGCCAGCGCTTGCTAGGCAGACCGTGACGGCGAACAGGATCATTCGGAGCACCCCGCCCTGAGCCGTGACAGCAGCACGGCTCCGGATGCCTGAGACACAGGCCCGCCGTCTTCGATCAGCGCCCCGGCATGGCTCTTGCGGTCCTGCCGGGTGCCGTCGCAGATAGCGCTGTCACTGAGAGAGGGCGCGCAGCCGATCAAGCACAGCGCCAGAGTCACCACGATCAATGCCTTCATGGTCCATCCTTTCCAGCGTGTCGGAATACGCCTCTGCGGCCTGCACAGCGGCCCTGTGGCGCGCATCCCGTGCCCCGGACCACCAGCCCGCCCCGAAGGCCAGCACGGCGGCACAGGCCAGCGCAATGGGCCAGCGCAGGAATGCCGGGATCACGTCCGCCACCCCCACCGCTTGGCCAGCGCATAGGCGCCCTCTGTCGCAATGCCCACGGCCCCGCCGATCACGACAGCCACCACGGCCACCACGTCAGCATCCGACGCAAGCTGCATCCCCACCGGCACGCCGAACAGCGCACCGGCCCCGTAGCGCAGGACGATCCGCGCGAGTGGTCCCATCATTTCCACCTCCGTGGTTGGGGCGACCGGAGCCGCCCCGAGTTGGTCACAGATGCGCCGTGGCGGCTGCGACAGCCATCATGGACGCTTTCTGAATGTCGGTGATCGCGATTGCCGCCTCACGCGCGCCCGGCCCCTTAGCATCGCGCAGCGCTTCACATTCGGAAATCAGCGCGGCGGCGATGAACTTGATCCGCTGCACATCGGCCAGACCGGACGGGTTGAACTTGTAGCGCACCAGCGCGGCGGCGGAATCGGAAACGTGGGTTTCTGCGGGCGTCTCTTCGCCCATGTGGAGTTTGATATGCATGCCAGTGTCCTTGTGCTGACAGTCGCGGTTGACGCTCCGCGCGGCGATACGGCTTTATGCCGAATTCCATTTAAACAGCCTCGCCAGCGCCTTGACGAGCGCCGCCAGCCAGCCCTGCGGCACCTCAGCCGGGTCCGCGTGCCTGATCGGCGGCGGGGTCAGGAATAGCGCCTTTTCCTCCTCACGCCGACGCACAAGGCCGCGCAGCTTCGTTCCGCCCGCCTTGTTGAACCACGTCAGCGCCTCAGCCGCGCCCGCGTTATCACCCGCATTGAAGCGGCGCAGAGCGGTGGAATTGCGGAACGCGGTCACGCCGATATTGTAGGCCAGAGACACGAACGCGCCGAATTGGTTTTCGTTCGGGGTCCGCGTGAACATGGGCCGGATTTGCGCGCCGAAGCGGTCTAGCCCTTCCGCAAGCATTTTCTCCGCCTGCTCCTGCGTCCACCTGTCTCCGGGCTGCACGCCGGGGCCGTATCCGGCTTGATTGGTGTATCCGTAGCCGATAGTCAGAACGCCGACCGGATCACGATAGGCGGACAGTTCCAGCCCCTCGAATTCCTTAACAAGATCGACGGTAGCTTGATTGATGCGCGTCATTGTCAGCCCCTTTGTGGCGTGGTAAGGGTAGCATGATCGCAGCGGCGTGGAAAGCAGACACGCTAGTAGGCGGAAGTGACCCACCACCCCTTGAAAGGCGACAGGAGTCACACAGCCGGAGTAGCGCCCGGCCTGCGATCAAACTACCGCTTTCCGGCGGTGCATTCACGCTAAGGGTTGGCGAACACCCATATTCGCTGAGGCCGACTAGGATGTACCTCCCGAGCGCGGCAAACGCCTAAGGACCGGTCATGTCTGCCGTATGGAGTGCTGCCGGTCCCGCTCAACTGCTGTTGTAGCTCAACAGGTAGAGCGCCTGCCTTGTAAGCAGGATGTTGCGGGTTCGATCCCTGCCAGCAGCACCATCACTCCCGCAGCAGCCGCTTAATCTCGTCCATGTCGCGCCGACCGATCCAGAAGGACTGCGCCGACCTTTTCCAAGCTTTCTATGCGCCCCTCGATATCGTCCAGCTTGTCATGCGTCTCGCCGTGCATCCGGCGGCTTTCAGCGGCAAGCGCCGTGATGCCCTGCCGAAGATCGCTTTCAGGCGTGGACTTGACCGGCCCCGAAGATTGCGCCCCCGTCGCAAACGCCCGCCGACCGTAGACCACGCCCGCCAGTATCACGCCGATTGCCATCAGTAGCTTGATCGCCTCATCAGGCAACCAGCTTTGCGCCACGGTGATCAAATCCTGCACGGTGACACTCCCTCAGATCAGCGGCGGCAAGGACGGCATAGACCGCAGTGAGAGTGTCCAGCGCGGATACGGCTCCAGACAGCCACGGCCATAGGCTCAGGATCGCCATAACGCCGTAGAAACACAAGCCCGCCACAGCACCAATGCCCCGCAGTAGCGGCGTGCGATGCCATGCGCCATTGACCCACAGGATCAGCAGGCGGCAGCTACCGACGCACATGGCGAATGTCGCAATGGTCACCTCCTTGAATCCGAGATCCCGCAGCGCCCACCATTGAGAAAATCGCATGCTGTCTCCGGGCAGCGCGAATGTCATCGCGATCAGCACCATTGCCGCGCTGGTCATCCACGCCCCGAAGCGCCCGTGCCGATCCAAGACTTCCAGAAAGGTCATGCGCGCCCCATGACGGCAAGGGCGACGGCAGTAACACCGCCGCCTAGCTCTGCGATTATGGCGGAGAGGTCAGGCATGTCCGCTCCTTTGTGGCTTATTGAACGGCACCAGCACCGCATAGGCGTCGATGTAATGCCGGGAGATGGCGGTGAGGATTGCGGGGATCATGACGGGGTCACGCTGGCCGATCCATCAACCAAGTCCCATATGCCGGTGGCCCCGGTGGCGCGGCACACATAGCGGGCCCGGGTGTCCGTCGCCTGCACCTGCGCCCCCGCTTGCTTGATCGACGCATCGGCATTGACCGCGTGCGTCGCATCGGCGATCTGCGCCGCCGTCGCGCGCCATGCGCCAAAGAGGCTGACCGTGCCGCCGCCCGATTGAGCGGTGTCATAATCGCCCAGGACGGCACCCAGCGCCGCCTTGGCGCCGTTGGCATGAGACACACCGATCACGCCAGTGGCGCCAGACCGGCGCTCAACCTCAATTTCACCGCATCGCGCGACCGCTGTGCTGGAGGACAGCCGGAGCGCCGCCTTGTCCGTCGCGACCCCGTAGAACCGTGGCGTGCGGGAGATGTTGAGCTCGGCATCGCCAGCCGCCACCGTGACATCGATGACGTGGTTGGGTGAGCCTCCCCCACCCTGATCGACAGTGCCGTATGCACCTCCGATAATATCCACACGACGCGCACCAGTGATATCCACTGCTGCGCCCTGACCTTCCATCGCGCAGTCATCGAGCGTGACATGCGCGCCCGGCGCCTGAATCGTCAGGCCGTGTTCCCGCGACGTGCCGGTCGTCACGACTTTGCGCATGGAAACGCGACCAACACCGCCAGCGACCCGCGAATATACCTGTAGCGATTGCGACGTGAGGTCGTTCTCGCGTCGCGCGTCGATGTTAATGTCATCCAAGAGGATGTTATCCACCTGCCCGGCGTAGCCGATGCCCTCGGAGTTATCGACCACGACACTGCGGTTGGTGCCCCAGCCGGAGATGCCGCGCATGGTGATGCCCTGCATGCGGGCCAGCATTGAGTAATCCTCCTGCGGCCCGCCCATTGCGATGATTGCCGAGCGTGCGAACGTCGAATACCCGACGCAATCGCTATAGATGCTGTCGAGGGTATCCCAGTCATATTCAATTAGCGCCGGATTTGACCCCGGCACAAACTGCAATGCGTCATCCCCCGAAAGCACATGACACTGGCTGATCCGCCAGCCGCGCCCGCCGATGACGCGAATGCCCCCTGTACCAGAGGTCGCAGCCGAGGTGGCGCTGCGGATGTTGTGCAGGGTGTTGTCGTCGCCGCCCAGAAGCATGGCGAGGCCGCCGCCACCGGCTTCAGAGTTGTAATGGCCGAGAATCCGCATGTTGCGCAGGCTGCAGCTCGACCCGAAAAGCTCGAACAGATGGCCGCTCTTGGTGGCATCATCAAAAGCCCCCCAGATGCCGCCCGAGATGTCCAGATCATCGGCCCACGCGAAAAGGGTTGCGTGGCAGGTGATGCCAGTAATGGTCTCGGTCAGCCGGTAATCCAGTGTGAAATTGTTGCCGCTGACCGCCGTAACCTCGGCAATGACCCCCTGCAGATAGTATTTGGCATCCGAGCAATGCCGGATCAGCAACTTGTCACCCACCACAGGGGGTGATGCAGCACCAGCCAGCGCCGCCGAGGTGACGACAAGCGAGCCACCAGCGGTGCCCGCGAGCGTCGCGGATGTGTCTCGCAGGTCGCGGCTTTTGTCGCGCTGCATCAGACGCGTGCCGCCGGACGAGACTTTGCGCATCTGCGTGCCCGGCCCCAGCGTCATCTTCAGGCCCTTGTAGGCGACCAGAGCAGTTTCGCACGAAATGAGCAGATTGTGATCGTCGCGCAGCCCGATCCCTTCGGGCACCAATTCCTGCGAAAATCCGTTGATCTCCTCAGCGGCGTCATTGACGGGGTTATATCTGCGCCCGACGAGATCGCGCAGCGTGACGCCATAGAGGCGGCGGCGCTGCATAGACGCCACCAGAGCAGGAGCAAAAACATCGCGGCCAGTTGGGTCGGCAGCGTCAGTGGCCCCTACTGCGGTGGCCGATGTTGAGTCATCTGCGACGTCCAGTTTCACATCGCCTGCCGTGGTCACGTCGCTATCTGTTGCGGTTGGCGCTGACTCGCGATAAATCAAGCCGTCCTGCGCCTGCCAATACGCCCCCTCCTTGCGGGAAACCTCTGTGCTTGAAATGAGGTCGCTTGCATCATCATAAACTCGCTGAGGATCGACCTTGACTACCTCAACCCACTCATCGCCGCCACGCTGCGCCGTAAGGGTGTAGACCCCCGGCGGAACATAGAAAGTCGCAGCGCCGTCGCTGTCCGAGACAAGGGGCTGCGTGACGGTCGTGGTCATGGCCGCATCGCTGTAGATCGTCACCAGCGCGCTGTTCAGTTCGTTCCGCACATACAGATCGGCAAGCGGGACGATACTGCCGTTGCCATCCCGGACGGTGCGCTTGAATAGTGCCATATCAGTCCCCAATGACCATGTTGCGATGCTCGAAAGCGCCAGCGAAGGCGGTGCGATGCTCACCTGTGGATAGCGTAAGGCGGCACTCGTGGTAAAGCCGCCCGGTGACGCCCAACGTGCCGCTATCGGTGTCGGCGAAGTCGAAGTAAAACGACGCCGTGCCGGTCAACTGGACCCCGCCGCCAGTCAGCGTCTTGGTCAGCAGCGGAGTGCCCGCCCGGCTGCGCGCCACGATCCATTCGATTTCGGTGACGCTGGTGATATCCTCTTCGTCGCCGTTTTCGTCATAGACCGTGAACACGAAACGCCCGTCATTGTGCTGCGGGATTCCCGTGTCGATGTGGCGGTATAGGCCTCTCATGCAGCGGCTCCAATTAATCCGGAAAGCGCGGACGTTGTAGATCGTCGCGCTAAAGTAGCACACGCGGGGATAAGGCGCAGTAGCAATCCCAAGCTCTGACAGGCTGATCGGCATCACGGCACCTCGACGGCGGCGCCGCCATACTGCGCGAGGCGGCGATTTGCCTCATCCAGTGCCCTGCGGAGACGGTCAGCCTGCGCGGATCGCGTGGCCTTGCCTGCTGCGATTGCGGCGGTGGTTTCTGCTTGCGCCTTAGATAGAGCCGCATCAAGCCTGCGGGCCAGCGCCTCCGCATCGCCCCGCGCCTTGCGGGCCTCTGCCATATCACCAGCCAGCGCGGCCAGATCGCGGCGCAGATCGGCAATTACGCGATCCGCAGCGCCAAGCCTTTGGGCAACTGCGTCCCGCTCTGCCTGCACCGCCGCGAGGTCGCGCTTTAGCTGCGTGACAAGTGCCGTCATACATGATCCCCGATCCCGAACGCCGCGTCAATCTGCGCGTCCGTCATGCCAATGCCTGCCATCACCCTACCGAAAACCGGGTCGTTGCGCCAGATACTGCCCGCCATGTCCCAATCCTCGCGGGTGTCGCTGTCCATGCCGTCACGAAACCCGTCCCAGAAACCCGCAGCCCGCATCCGCCGCGCGAGGTCCAGCTTATCGGCCCGCGTCCCGCAGCGCACCCGGCGCATGATTTCCGCCGCGTCGGGAGGCTGGATTGCATCATCCCCCACGTCAGGCTCCGGCTCGCCCAGCGCCTGCGCCAGCGCAATGGCGTAGATCTTGCGGCCACGCTCGTTCGGATCGTCGGCCCGCGCAGTGTAGGGGTGCCAGACGCCCCGCGCCTCCACCTCGCAATTGATCGCCCCGCCGCTGCCCATCACGGCATTTCGAACCACGCCCATCACAAGATCCTCACAAACAGGGTTGCGCTGTAATCTGTCGCGCCGCCGTCATCCTCGGCGTATGCATACCCAAGGCACGACCAAGTTCCGGAAAGAGATCCGGGCGCTGTGTATGTGTTGCTCAATCCGTCCTGTAGCGTGAAGGAATAACCTCCTAGAAGGTTTGCATCGCGGGCGCTGAAACGAATTCCAGCCGGTGTCAGGTTGGACCCAGCCACGCTTGCGCCAAATGCGATCACGCCATCCACTGTAAAATCCACCACAGCAAGGACATGCGTGCCAACGTCGCCCGGAGTAAGCGCAGCAATCGCGCCGTTGATCTTAGGCGCCGTAGCATCCCCCTCAGTCACAGCAATGAGGTTGTCCCGCGCTTCTAGGTGCGTGCTGCCCAAGATCGGCTTGCCTACGTCAAACAGCGCGTCAGCGTGTGGCGTGTAGGTGGTCATTGGTATTGATACCCCTCATCTCCGTCGATCTCGCCCGCCGCATCGGCATACCAGCCCCCGGCCTCACGTTCCTCCGCCGTCGCATCGGCATAGTCGGGACTACCGTCCGCCATATAGTAACCGAATTTGCCCACATAGGTATAGGTCTGCAGATCCAGCGCGTAGACGTGCCCGGCCTGCACCTCCGATTCCGCGATTACCTGCCACCGGCCCGAGATGCGGTTGCCTTCCGTGTCCAGTAGGTAGCTGGACATGATATCCGTGATATCCCCGATGCGGATTTCCCGGTCTTTGGCGTCAACCCGGATCGACAAAAATCGCGGCGTGGCTCGATAGCGGATCAGCAGCCGCACCGCGATTTGCACAGACTGCGCCCGCGACGTGATCCACCGCGCATAGATCTCCTTGATGACCGGCGTAACGCCCGCGCCTTCCGTGTCGGTGTCGATGACGGTATAGCGCCTCGCGAAGTTGCTCTTTTCATCGCCGCCGAACACATCGCGCGGCTCGTAATAGACGATCACCCGGGTAATCCGGTCCTCATGCGCCGCCGTCAGTTCCAGCCCGTCCAAGATGTTGGTGTCATCGTCCAGCGTGGCGACGGCCCCGGACGGCGGGCGAACCGTCAGCAGCTTGATCTCTCGGTCATACGGCTCCCACCAGACATAAAGCAGCCCCTGCTGGCTGATCTGCCCGGCAAGGTCACGCCGCCCGACAGGCTCCGTCAGGATGCGGCTGAACCGCGTGGTCGGGAAATACAGGCTATACTCCGCTTCCCATTCGGCAAGGGGGATGTATGACGTAGGTATTGCCGTCTCGAATGTCAGGATCTCCGACATGGCCTCCCATGGCGTGATGTTGAGAAACCGCGCCGTGCGCTGGACGCTATCGCCCGCCGTGTGTTCGTCCGCCTCGCTGGCATAGGCCCCGCGCGTGACGCCGGTCAGGGTGTAGAAGCTGTCCCCGTCGCTGGTGTATCCTGTGAAGGCGATAAATTCACGGTCGATCACAACCGCCCTCACGCCGTCATTGCCCAACACCTTTGTCAGGTCATCTTCCGCGCCGAACACCTGAATACCCGTGGTCTGCGCCGCGCTGATATCAACGGCAAGCTCTAGCGTGCTGGCCGGGGGGTATTGCGTCTTGTCGTCATTCAACCGCTTGAGCGGATCAACAGCGGTCAGCGTGGCGCTGCCGTCGAATGACGGTCCGTCTATGTTTTCCAACACGCTATCCCGGCGGCGCATGTCGGCCAGAGCCTCGCCCTGATAGCCCTCATAAATGCTAACTTCGATATCCACGAGGAAGTCATTGCGCGCGTTGAACAGGCGCCAGAAGCCCCCTCGGATCGGCAGTTCAGCGCCCGCGACATAGCCGGGGCGGTCGGCAAGGTAATGATCTCCAACGTGGTCATCCCATGGGATATCCACAACGCGGATCGTTTCCTTGCCGGTCACGCCGAACGGGCTTTCCCCGTCCCGGTTGGCGCCGGGGTTGATCCGCGCCGATGCCGTCGAGACGCTGCGCACGCAAGGGATTCCGTTGGTGCGGATGTTGTCCGGATCGCTGAAATCCCCGAACAGGTCATCATGCACCGTGTCTTCGGTCAGCATCCACGAAATGGACCCCGTGCCGTTGTAGTTCGGCAAGTCCTGACACGTCGAATAGGTGTTGTAGCATTTCGGCCCGCCGCTCGCGGTGCAGGGCGCCACGCCGTAGCGATTGACGCACCGTTTCTGCCGAAGCTCGACAATGGCGCGCGGCTCCCGTCCGGGGGTTTCCGGGCTGCTCATAGCGTAAATTCCATGAGATTGCCCCCGACGCCCATACGCTGCGGCACGATGTCAGCCGCCATCCATTTGTATTGCACATCGCGCGGATAGGACGCAGGCCGGGCGCAGAGAAAATAGGGATAGCTGCGGGCATCGGCAAAGAAGTCGTCCGCATTCGCCAAGATCCACGCCTCGGACACATGCTGGATCGGCACATCCACCTGATTGCGTGAGCGCTTGATGCTGCGGCCCGTCCATTTCCCGCTGATCGTCTCATTGGTCCGAAACTCAGTCCTGCGCGCCATGTTGGCAGGGGCGCCCTGCCCGGTGTAAGTCGTGCGCGGGAATTCCAGCGCTTCGCAGGCATACAGGACCGCGACATAAGGCGCGACCGTGCCCGACGAAATGGACAGCCGCACCGCGTCAACTGACCTATCCTCTAGCAGCACCACAATGGGGCTATCATCGGTAGGCGTGACAAGCGGCCCCACGCTCACAAAGCCCGCGCCGAGGTCAACCTGCACTTGCACCGTAACGCCAGCCGTGCCGAGATTGTGCCCCGTGATGCCCACGGAATTGACCACCTCTGCGCTAGACAGCGTGACGGTCAGCGTTTGCGCCGCCGTGCCGGTGGCCTGCCAATAGCTGTATTCCAGAGGGCTTGCCGCGTTCACCGCCTCATAGCCCGTCGCCGCGCTTGATGCTGACATGGTGCCGCGACGGGTTACGCTATTCCACAGCGCGCGCGGAAAGTTGGCGCCGTAAATGCCGGTAAAGCCTGCCTCAAAATAGATCATCCGACCACCGCCCGCACGTAATTTCCCCGCTCGTATTCGTCATTGATGGTCTTCACCAGCATCTCCCCAGACGCGCCAAGCGCCCCCATGAAGCGGATCTCGGAAACGGTGCGCGTCTCCACCGCCGCAGCAGCCGCTGTGCTGCCCCCACCACCTCCGCCGCTTGCAGAGCTACTGCCCGACCCGCTAGGCGACTGGCTGGCAATCTGCGCGATAAGCGCCCCGGTGCGCGCGAGGGATGCCGCAGTGAATGCCGCAGCGACGGGAGGCCCGCCGATCTTCATGCCCGCTTTCCACGCGTCTACCGCAGCCTCATACCCGCTGACCACGGCATTCGCGATTGCTGCGGCCTGCCCGATCTTGAACAGCTTCTCATTGCCGCTGCGCATCAAGGACGCCAGATCGCCAAGCGCGCCCTGTGTGGCCCGCATCCGGGCTTGGTTCTCCGCGTCCACAATCGCCGCCATGCGCTCGGAATGCTCCGCCTGCAAGCGCTCTTTGGCTTCGTTGTATTCCGCGACCGTGAGAAGCTCCGCCTCTAGCGCTGCCTCCAGCGTCTCAAGGCCTTCATTGCGCCAAGCGTCAATGGTTTCCTTTTCGGTCATCAGGCCAGCTTGCAGAGCCTCAAGGCGCGATTTCATCTGATCCGCAACGGACGAACCTCCGCCGATGGAAGGCACATCAACAGGCGTGTCTGTGCCTGCTGTGTCGCCCGTTCCGTCATCATCGTCTGCCGGGGGAGTTCCACCACCACCCCTGCCGGAATATTCCCCAATCTGTAGCGCAGCCAGAGTGCGGCGCGCGTTTTCAAGCGTGGTCTGCAATTCATCAACAGATGCCTTTGCCGCCTCTGCATCCTCTTCCAGAGTGATGACGCGGCCCCGGCTGCGGTTCCGCCCGCTTTCGGCCTCTTCGTCTTGCAGGCGAGACTGCGCCAGAGCAAGGTTCGCCTCTGCCGCTACCAGCGCCGCCTTAGCCTCTTGCTCATATGTCTTAGCAAGGGCAACTGCCTCAGCGCCAGCATTCGGCGCGGCGGTTCCTGAGAAGGTTCCGAGCGAAGCGTTTAGCGCGTCTTGCGCTGCCTTAAGGGCATCAGTCCCGCCCTTCGCCTCCTCCGCCTTTCCACGCCATGCCGCAAGCCCCACAAGTGCCGCGCTCAGAGCACCGGCCACAAGCCACAGAGGGCCACCAAGCGCCGCCGCCGCAATCGCCATACCAGACAGGCCAACCGTCACAAGCTCGACGTTCTGCGACAGGTAGACCATGCCTTCCGCGACAGTCGCGGCAACGCCCATCAGCATCTCAAGCCCAGCCACAGCTGCGCCAATGAAGTCTTCGGACAGGATGATGCGGGACAGATCGCCAAAGGCCGTGACAAGCCGTTGGATCGCAGCCTGTGCTTCTTCGGACTGCGCCAGCGCGGCAATCTGCTGCGCCGCCGCTTGCAGGGCCGGGGCAAGTTCCGCCGAAAGCCGCAGCTGCACCGAACGCAGCGTCTCGCCAATCGCCTTCATCGCGGTATCGGCGGCAACGATGCTTTCCAGCATATCGGCTGAGATGATCGACCCGGACTGCTGCGCCGCATCGCCAAGCGCCGTCATCGCCGCGCCGCCGTCGCGCAGAAGCGGCAAGAGCATGGTCACATCAGAGGCCATGGCCTCCAAGTAGAACGTCATCTGCTTTTGATTGACGCCCGCTTTCTCAAGGCTGCTGACATAGAGTTGCAGTGCCTCCGGACCAGACAAGCGGCGGAATTGGTCTGCCGTCACCCCGACCTTGGGCGCGATATTCTCGAAAAAATCCGCCATCGGCCCGGCACCGGTTGACAGGAAGTCGCCCACCCGGTCGTTCACGTCTTGCAGGATGTCGCTTAGCTTGTCCTGTTCGATCCCGGCAGTCCGCGCCGCCGCCGCCATGCGCTGGAAAGCCTCCGGCGTGGCGTTGGCACGGTCGGCAAGAATCTGGATCTCCTTGCCTGCCGCGATGCCCTGAACAGCGATAGCGCCAAGGGCGCCGACCATGGCAACGCTTGCAGCACCCGCCGCCGCCACCAGCCCCTTAAGCGCTTGCCCCGACGCGTTCAGCGTGCGTTGCAGGTCGGTATCGTCGCCTGTGATCCTAACAAGGAGGGGCTTAAGAGCCATTCCGCTTCGCCTCTATTCTGGCGCGCAGTGCCGCGCTCTCGTCCTTTATAGCCTCAATCTCACCTTCCGTCATGCCCCCAGCGTAATCCGTCGCCATGTGCGGGCGGCGCCACTCGTATTCATGGGCAATCTCGGAAACCGTCATGGCCCACACATCAGAGGGCGGAATGCCCCATGCGCGGGCCACGCAGTAAAGCGCGGTGAAGTCTATGTCGTCCGGGCTTAGCCCTTGGCCCGGCTTGCCCGCTTCGTCTTGCCGGGGGCCTCTGGCTTTTTTCCGAAGTCCACCGCAGGCAGAACAGCCTGCACATAGGCTTGCTGAAAGCCGATGATCTCCGTCAGGTTCTGCCCTGACACGAAGCCATAGCTTTCGTCTTCGCTGATCTCCCGGCCCGCTGCGCGCATGAATTCGTGATGCACCGCCGCGAGGTCTTCCAGATCGGCGCCGCCATGGATGCACTTGTTGGCAAGAATGACGTTGTGGATCCCGCGCGCCTTGATCCGCCGCAGAAGGGCAAGGGAGGGGGTGACGGTCAGCGTCTCCCCCTGATAGGTGAAGGTCAGTTCGCGAAAAACGCTCATCAGACCACCGCAGCCTTGGTCACTTCACCGACGCTTTGCAGCGTGCCCGCGAAGGTCCGCTCGCCGTTGTAAGGCGCCCCGATGTTGTAACCGGGCTGGAATTGCCATGTGCCGGTGAAGGTTTCGAGCGCGCCGTTGGTGATGACCGCCGGAAACTGCGTTCCTGCAAAAGCCAGATCTGTCAGCGTGGACGTTTTCAGAACGCCATCCAGCGCGATTGTCACGTTCATGACGTTGAATGTCTCGTCAAGCGTGGTCGTCCATCCATTATCGCCTGCCGTGGTCACGTCCACAAGCTCGCCGTTGAATGTGACCGTCTTGGCGCGCAGTTCGTCGTTAATGGGGGTTCCATCAATCGACACAAGGACCGCTCTACCGTTTGCCGCTGCCATGGTTCAGCCCTCCTTAGGCCGTCGCGCCGTCGCGCATTACTTCGAAATTGACCGTAAACAAAGCCCGGTCGTGGTCATCTCTGCCGATGTATGCAACCTCACTGATCGGCACCCAACCCAAGATTAGCACATCCGGCGCCGCCTCGGCTATGGGCTGCACAAGCGCCTCATACGCGGCGTTGATCTTCTGCCACCCGGCGTTGTAACTCTCCGCCCGCAGCCGAACCTGCACCGTTGGCTTGCGAAGGTCGATCAGAGGCCCCGGTGCGCCGCCTGTGTCGTAGCATGTCACCACGTCCTCAGGCTCAAGCGGCTCACGCCCGACATAGACCGGCCAACCTGCCACGCCACCAAAGCTGCCGAACGCCGAAAGCGCGGCAAGGTAAAGCGCGGTATCGTGGGCCGGGCTATTCATCAGAGTTCAACCCCCGGAATGGTCGGGCGGAATTTCAGCGTCGTGGTGCTGCTGGCAAGGCCAAGCTGCACAACCTCATCGCCCACTGTCAGGTCAGCCGCAGGCATGATGCCCCCAGCCGTGCCGGAAAGGTAGTAGGCGCTGCCAGCCGTCAGGATCGCGCCAAGAGCCACGTCTCCGGATTTCAGAGCCGTGACGGGCTGGCCAGTTGCCGCACCGTTCAGCGCCATGAATACCTCCGTCACGCCCGCCGTAAACGCATCGGCATCGGCAAGCTGGAATGCATCGCTCGCGTCGGCATAGATTATTTGCCCCGCAGTGATTGCCGCGCCCGCCGTGCCGCGCGTGATGACGGCATTGGCGCCTCGGATCACGTTTGCGGCGGTAATGGTCAGGTCTGCCATGATGCCCTCCTAGAGGCCCAGCGCCTCGGCAAGATACGCCTCGGCAAGATCAGTGATTTCGGTCAGATTCTCATTCACGGCGGATTCCAGAAACTTCGGCCCGCCGGGGTTCCAATAGGTGCCCAGACCCGATGGACGCGGCTCGCCCTTCAATGTCTGTTCCATGTTCTCATGCACAAATAGCGCATAGGCAGATGTATACCCCACCTCCGCGCCCAGCTTGATCTTCTGCGTATAGGCGCTGGCCCGGAGGTTCCCGTATTCGACCGGAACCCGCTTCTGCGATTCGCCTTGGATTTTAAGCCCAGCAGCGAATGCCGCGCGGGCAACAGCTTGCGGCGCCTTCTTCCGCATGGAGTTCAAGCGGCGGTTCAGATCGTCAAGGCCTTCCACCTCTACAGCCATGCCTTCACCAACTCCTCATCGCCATCCAGTGACGGGCTAATACCACGTTGCCGGATTTCCCGAGCCTCTTCCGGATCATCAAGAACGCCAAGCCCGATCCTGCCTGCAACCGCCACGTCTTGTGACACATAGACAATGGCATCGGACATGACTTCGCGCCCTTGCTGATCCCGGAACAAAACGGCCCGATCCTCCCACCGGCACAGCACAGACACAGGCGCACCAAATGCGGGATCTCCGAACCCATTCTGCCCCGCCGGGGGAAAGTAGGTCGCGGCCTGCGTCATGTCGTCTGTGTAGAACGCCATTAGATCACCTGCACACTTGCGCGGCCCTTGCCGATACCGGCCAAGCACCCATTGGTGTCAAGCGCAAGCGCCTGCTGCCCGTATAGGGTGCCGCGTAGGCCTTCCCCCATCGTGGCGCGGGCGAAGCTTTGCTGTGCGTCCCCCAACTTGCGGCTGGTCAGTGCGCCAGTCTTTGCGCCGGGGCCAGTGCTGGCGACGATGTGAGCCGCCAGCCACTTGATGATAGCCGTCTGTTTTTCGTCCGAATAGCCGCTGAAACAAGTGCTGTCAGCCACCACAAGCGCGGCGTCATCAATCAGCGCCGATACCAGCGCCTCCGACATAGCCGTGCCGGTAATGGCAATGACTTCACTTGCTGTCGGCAGCGTCGGCATTGGCGATTTCCTCGCGCAGACGATCCTCGCCCCACCGCTTATCGACCTTCACGCCCTTGGCCTCAGCCTCTGCGCGCAGATCGTCAAGCGGATCGGCTTTGGTTTCGGGCGCGGCTTCCTCCGCAACCCTTTCGAACCGGTCAGGCATCGCTTTCAGCAGACGCTCAGAACCGGAAAAGGTGTCGCCCACGGCAAGGCGCTTCCCGCCGTGGACATGGCCCTTATGCTTGACGCGCAGCAACATTACGCGGTGGAACCGTGCAGGATGCCGCAGCGCCCGTCGAAGTCCGCTTTGAGACGCGGCGCCGACGCGGCGTAGGTCTTGAAGTGATTGGTGAATCCCGAACCGGACTGCCACTGGACCGTGGTCACGTCAGCCGCCATGGCAAGGTCGATGGTGCGCGAAGTCATCTCGACCATGACCACGTTCCCGGTTGCCAGCACGTCCGAGAAGCGAACGCGCGAGATCACGTCCTCATCCGTGACCCGTTCCATCAGTGTTTTGTCCGAGAACTCCTTGAAATCCTGACGGAAACGGAACGCATAGGCGCCGGGGACATACAGCGTGAAGGGGCCATACGCGCGGGCGGAGGTCTCAAGCTGCTGCACCATTTCGAGGATCTCGGTGTGGATATCCTCGGGCGAGACGTTCACCGTGTCCGACCAGTCGGAAATGGTGTAGGTCTCGCGGCTGGCGAAGGTGGTCAGGCCGGGGATGGAATAGCCGCCGGTCGTGATGCCGCCGCCATTGAACACCATACCTTCCCACGTCCGGGCCACGGCTCGGGCCATTTCTTGCCCGGTGGTCACGTCCAGCGCCGCGCCACGGGTGCGCGAGGCCAGCAGGGCGCGTTCGGAGATGCGCCAGTCCTTGTGGATCAGCGGAATCGGCACACCGTTCAGGCCGAATTCCTGCTTGTCACGCTCAGTCACGGTGTCGCCATCCATGGTGATCCGCGCATCCGTCACTTCGGACGCGGTTTCCCATTCGGCAATCATCGTGCCCAGACCGCCGACATTGTAGGTCAGGCCCGCCGACATGAGGTCATCCACGATCACAAGCCGCTCGCGAGCCGCTTCAATGATGGTGTTGTCCAGGTTGATCCATTCATCCTTACGCAGCGTGGCGTTCACGTTCACGCGGCGCTCGGCATAGATGGGCTGTCCGGTGTTATCCAGCTGACCCGTGTTCACCGTGATGACGGAATGACCGGCATTGCGGCCATTGGTGGAGATGTAGGGCCGCTTGGCCAGCGCGCCGTTCTCGGACGCCAGCCCGGCGAAGTCGCCCTGCATGATGTGATCGAAAGCCATGTCTCAGGGTTCCTTATACGGCAGAGGTGTATCCGGTGACGATTTCAGCGCGAATGCGCGCCGTCGCCCCGGTGGTGGTGACGGCTTCCAGCGCGCGGGCAACCACGTTGTCAGCCGTGGAGGCTTCGATCAGCGCGCCCGCGCCGTTGCTTTGCAGCAGATCGCCGACGCTGATGGTCTGGGATGCGGCAAGAATGGCGTAGACCGCAGACCCCTGCGCGAAGGTGCGGAAGTAGCAGTTTTCACCAATGGCGTAGTTGTCGCTGATGGTGCCGCCGATCCATTCGTTTTCAACCGCGAAGGCCGGGGAAGCGGTCCCACCGGCAACGTTGTGCGGACGAACCCCGCCAGCGGTGCGCGCCAGAAGCATCCCCGGCGTAACGACAGCATCAGTCACTGCCGCTTCGTTCTGGACGCCAACGCCCCACAGGTCGATGGTCTTGGGAGTATCATTCGAGGCCATGCCTTAGCCCTCCTTCTTGGCGCGGGCCATGGCGACGAGGCCACGCGGCACCAGCGGTTGCACGTTGCTGTCGATCACGTCAGCGTTGGCAGCAAAGCCGCCCTGCCCGGAGTAGTCGGCGGGACGGATCATCTGCTCCACCGCTTCCAGTTGCTCCACCGACATAGCCTTGATTTGCGCATCGGTCAGCTTGTTGGCGCTGTTGGCGGTCAGCTTGCCCACGACTTCGTGGCGGCGCAGATGCTCTGCAACCTTGTTCGCCACCAGTGCATCAATGTCGGCATCATTCACCTTCGGCGCGGGCTGCGCCTTGCGGGACTGAACCATGGGCGCCACTTTCTCTTCGGGATCGGTTTCGGCCATGCCTTCGGGCATCTCTTCACCTTCGCCGCCTTCCGTCTCGCCAAGTGCTGCGATGAAAGCCGCCATGACCTTGCGATCCTCGGGCGACATGGCCTGAATGGCCGCGAGTTGCTTGGCATCCAGCGCGTTGGCCTTCACCAGCGCCTTGGCCTGTTCCAGAACGTCCATGCCGTCCCCTTCACATTGACAGTTGCTTTTCATGCCCAGCGCTTTTGCCAGCGTGGACATCGCCTCATTGACCTTCATGGTCAGTGATCCTTTCTTGCTGTTGACGCGAGTGCCGCAGCCGTCTGCCGCGCTGCAAGCCCCGATCTCCCCCGGCAGAAGCGCCAGATGGTCAGGGCGAATGTTCCGGTGAACCATGCGATAGGGCTTGCCGTTGTATTCCCCCGGCGTCATGTCATCGTCCGAGAAATACCCGGTGCTGACCTCGACCACCTGACCGGATTCAAGCTGCGCGATCAGATCGCCATACCCAAGCCGCCCGGCCTTCGCGGTGTTGATCCACGCATCGGCCTTGAGTTTTCCGCCTTCTGCGCGGGCATTGAAGATCTGGCCAATGGTGTTGCGTTCGATAACGTCAGGCCGGTTTGCGCTGATATGCGCGCCGTTCTCCTGCGGGTGCAGCACCGGCACCGGGCGCCCGTTCCATGCGTCGGGAAACTTTGCAAACTCCGCAGCCGGGACAAGCGCGTCGTTCAACACGCCTTCCACGATCATGACCACGGGCACTACAAGATGCTCTTGCCCCTCGAACACGTCGCGGCGCACGCCCTCAGGCGCGGCTTGGAAGTTGGCGCGGATCGCGTGGAGCGTCATGTTGGCGTGCCGTCACTTTGCAAATTTGCAGAACCATAGCACGGCTTAGCTAAACTGCAAAGATGCAAAGTCAGGCGCCACATCCATGGCAGCGACACTCAGGCTGAATTATTGCCCCGCAGTAGCTGCATATGGGCAAAGGCTTTGGTGACGGCTGACGCGGACCTATTGTCATTGCACGCCATAAACCAGCGCGAACAGCACAGGCGCGGCAAGCGCAAGCCCGGCAATGGTCAGCCGACCCCATGCGCCTTCCTTGGCGCGATCACCGGCAGCAACGGCGGTTTTCAGCAGTCCATAGACCAGCAGTGCGAACAGGGCGAAGGCGAAAATGGTAGTCATCGGAGGTTAACCTTTCTTGGATCAGCTAGGACAGGGATGAAGGCGCATCTGCAATTCACGTGCAACGGGATCATACCACGAGCCTTGTCCAGAGAATAAGGCCCTGCTGCGGCAGCATCGCGGCATTGCTGGCAAACCTGATCGTCGCCAGCCGTGGCAAACTCCGCCTCAATAAGCACGCCATCCGCCTCTGCCTCTTCATAGACGTTAAGCGATGCCTCGGCATGGGCGGCGATTACCTCGGTGCGGGCCAGCATTCGGGCGCGCGTGACGCCGATCTTCTCGACGCGATCCGTCAGGCTGCGGGCAATGTCCATCGGCCCTAGACCTTGGCTCAATCCGTTCGCAAGCTCGCGCGAGATCTGCTTGTCCATCTCGTCGGTGATGCCCTTCAAGTCGTTGAAGGTCCGCGTGTAGACCAGCCCAACGCGGTCAGCGTGGAATGGCCGGGTGAACGCATCCGTGACCCACTCAGGCGCCACCTGCGCGCCCTCTGCCCTCATGCGGGACGAGGACTGCGCAAGGCCCTTCTGGTATGCGCTCTGGATGTAGACGTTGGTCCACGCCCGCTGCGATGCCCGGCCCAGCGCCTCGCCCACGCGCACCTCTAGGATGCCCTCACTCACCTGACCTTGCAGCCAGTCCATGAAGGCGCCTACCTTCTGATCGGATCGCGGAAAGTCGAATTGCCCGGCATTGGCTTTGAGGCCGAACCCGTCTTCTTCCCCGACGCGCTCACGGATCAGGCGGGCAAGCCTGCGGAACCGGCGAACCATCTCCGCCTCGAACCTCTGGCGCAGGGTTGTGGTGCGCGTCGGGTCATAGCGCAGCGCGGCGTTGACCGTGATGTGAGAGGCGTTGCCGCAGGCTTTGCACATCAGCGTGTCGGGACCAAGCCTGACGCGTCCGCGTTGTAGATGCGCGTCATTGCCGCTTTGGACGCAACGCACTGACCATCCTTCTCCCCCTCCCAAGTTGGCTGCGCAAAGTTGGCTTGATCTGTGCGAACGGCATAATGGATTTGGCAACCGGCAAGAACCATGTCACCGATCACCACATACCAGTTTGTGCTTTTAGCGTTCGTCCGGACGCCAAGAACGTCCGCGCTATCATGGACGCCATGGACAGTCCCGAACGCCGCGCGATACTGGTTCCCATCAGGACCGATGAACCATTGATCTGTGGTGATGATGTATTTTTGACCGATATTCATGACTTCACTCCCTTGATACGCTTACGCGCCCCGTGTTGATGCCCCAATTGATGACGTAGGCCGAACCCAAGATGCCCAAGGCAAGCCCGCCGCAGAAGCTGATGATGATCCACGCCATGTCAGTCTGAAACCGCTTCTGTCGCCAAGCGGTGCGCAAAGGTAGCGTCACGGACGTCAGGCCTGAAAATAACCTGTGGTGAATCATTCCAGCGCTCCGCCTTACCTACGACGACAAGGCGCCTGTAATCGGTTTTGCATCTTGATGCAGGGTCTGCCCCGTCGATGATATCGTAATAAACCGTAACTCTTCCCGGCCCCATGTTCCTTACCCCTTTGTCGCGCGCAGCGGGCGGCGCCGCTTACGCATCGCGTTGAATTGCAGCACGGCCTCGCCTTCCGGCAGCACCTCGTCTTCCGCAAACCCCGGCAGCGGCGTCTTGTATCCCAGCGTCTCCCGGAATTCCTGCGGCGTCACCAGAAGCTCCGCACCCGGCGCATTGGCATAGGTCGCGATTGCCTGCGCGTTCTTGTTTGCGATCTCAGCCCGCGCGTCCTCGCCAAGCGTGTCATTCTCAGGCCACTGGATGCCCTGATACCCGGCAGGAAGGCAGCCATGCTGGACGCACCAGCCAATGAACGCCTCAGCGATACTTGGCCCTGCGTATTGCTCCCGGCGCTCGGTCACGCGGCCCGTCCAGTTATTTTCGTCCTGCGATGATGCAAGTTCACCGGATTCGCTGCCGATCAGGATGCGCTTGGGCACGCCGGTTGCCCCGGCAATCATGTCAAGCTCCCGGTCGATCACGGTGGACGGGTCAGCGCCCTGCAGTCCGGGCGCGATGTTCTGCGCGTCAATGCCCCGCGTGCGAAGCCACCGTCGCAGCCCGTGCTGCATCTCCTCAATCTGAGACGTGAGTGCGGCTTGCTCCTCTGGATCCCATTGCACGTCAAGATCGGCTTTCAGCTGCATAATCATGGCAGCGTTCTGCCAATAGATTTCAGCCCCCGACCCTAGCAGCTTGTCGAGATCCATCAGCCGGTTCCAGATGCGCTCCAGTCGCGGCGTGCCGATGCTTTCATCTTCAAGCGCGCGTTCCGCGAAGTGGATCACCCGCGAGTGATGCACGATCACATCCTTCTGCCCCGCCCCCGCTCCGGTCCAGTTTACGCCAGTCGTGACGCGGTAAAGCTCAGGCTTGCCGTAGCGCGGCGATGCCGGGTCCGAGTTCCACCGCGTAATCTGCGCCGTGCGCTCGCTGTGCGGCTGCGCATAGATCAACTTGAAGCCCCGTCCCCTCACCGGCTCATACATCGGCTGGCCACCGTCAAGGCCCATCACGATAACGCCGTAATGACCGAGATTGCCCAGCCGGTCTGCGCGGTGCATCATGCGCCAGACTTGCAGGCGATTATCCATATCAGCGAAGGCCTTCTGGAACGCATCATCCCCCACGGCCTCCGGTGCCTCGCGCCACGTCGCATCCGGGTAGGCATCAACGATCCGTGCCGCAATGTCCTGCCGGTTGTAGGCCGAAACGAAGTCGTCAACCGTCACATGGCGGGGATACCCCATCGTCTCGTATAGGTCGCGCTCGCCTGCGAAGTGCTGGCCTGCCCGGCTTGCCAGTTGAGCTCGGGACGTAAGCGCGCTTTGAACCGTGATGCGCGCGGGCTTGCCCTTGTCGGTCTGGTCTGTCACCACGTCACCTTTGTTATATTGTTGCCAAGCATAAGCTCTGTCAGCGCCCATACTAGCGCATCTGCCCTGTCCGGGCTACCCTCGCCAATATAGCCGGATGCGGTGAAGTTGCACATCTGATCTTCTAGGTCAGCAAACGTGCCAACGTGATGCACCCGGCCTTGCTCATATAGCGCGCTGATCGGCTCTGCTCGGACTGACTTGCCCCGACTGGCAGTCACCTCCTTGAACGCCGCGTTCTTGTCCGCCGTCTTGACCGTGAAGCGCACCATGTCCCCGCCAAAGTTTCGCTCGCCCACGATGCGATCCGCGCCGTGCTTGTGATACATTTCCACCGCCATGCGCCCCCAGCCTTCGGGAGACATTTGGCAAGTCGCATCCTCAAGGATGTAGCCGTGCCCGTCCACGCCAAGCCCGGCAACAATGATGCCGATATCATCCCCGCCGCCGTCGCCGCGCGTGCCGGACGGGTCAACAGACACCACGATGCGGCGAAGCTCAGGCGGCTTATCGATGCGCAGCGCGTCGATGCCCGGCATGGGCTTGCCGTCTGGCGCCTTGCGATCCTCCAGCGCCCACAGTGCCCCACTGACTTCGCTTGCCCATTCCCCCGCCTCGAAACGCAGGCGCTTGGCTGCGGACATGCCCGCAAGCACCTCGAAATACTCCGGCGGCAAGTTGTCCGAATTGTCAGCCGGGTTGACCAGCATTTCCGCATAGTCATCAGGCTTAGGCAGCGGCTCCTTGGTGCCCGGTTTCAACTTTGCCCGGAACATCTGGTAAGACCAGTGCAGCTTAGACGGTGGGTTGCAGTCGAAATAGGCCTTGAGCGCGAGATACTTTCTACCGGTTGCCGCCGCGATCTCAGGCGCAAGCTCGCACTTCTGCGCCAACCGCGACATGGCCGTTTCGACAGACCCCCACGGGATCTGGCTGCTCTCGTTAAAGTAGAGCGTAACGTATTCCTGCCCTAGGATCTTCTCGACCCGCTCCTTGTCGTCTAGCCCCGCAATCCAGATCTGCGAATCGTTGGGAAGATCAACATAAAAATCCGTCTTGTCGAACCGAACGCGAAGATCTGGGAAGCATAGCTTTAGAACCTTGGGCAGCGTGTCAGACCACACCGAAGTCTTGGCGTGGTTAAATCGAAAGCGGAATATGGCGTGCCGGGAGCCGGGGGCATTGATAGCGCGCTGGATGATTGCCCGGATCAGGACGAACGTCTTGCCGGACCGAGATCCACCCCGCAACATGATGTTGCGCGCAGCACTGGACAGGAGCCGGTTAGCCTCGCGCTGCTTTGGTGTGAGCGTGGCGGTCACAATTCCGCGTCATCTTGGCTGACCGTCAGGTTGATTGCCCCGGTGTTGTGAACCTGCTCACGGAACGCCTGCACATTGACGTGCTTGCCGATCAGCTCAATCCGCTTGATGCGGTCGGACAGCTTTATCTTGACCGTCTGGCCCGCTTTGACGCCATCAACCATATCCTCGTGAACGTCGATGCCAGCGACAAGCCCTTGCCGCCAAATCAGCGGCCAGTCCGCAACCGGCTTGATTGCGCCCGCCTCATCGAGGATGTCGGCGAGGTCCGCCGTGGCTTCGTCCGCAAGGCGGCGCAGCACCCAGTCAGCGTCAATCTCCGTGCGCTTGGCGCGAGCGGCAGAGGCAGCAGCGATGAATTCGGAAACCTTTCGGTTTGCTAATAGCTGTGCACCCCTGACCGTCGCCCCTTTGGCGCTGTATCCTGCGCGGATCGCGGCCTGCGTGGCGTTGAGGTCGATCAGGTATTCCCGGCAGAAAGCCTCTTGCTTGGGTGTTAGGTCTCGCTCCGCCATGTGCCTGCCTTCGTTATGTCCGGGTCTCTGGCCGGGAGTTCAGCCTCGTGTCCCGGCTGCGGTGATAGGGCTAACGAGAATACCCGCGTCCTCCGCCTGCGCGCTGGCCTTTGCCCGCCAGTCAGGGCGTCTCAGTTGCGTCCAGCATAGCGCGGAATGCGCGTGTTTCAAAGCCCTGTTCGTGCAGGTGTGCACCTCGTGGGGCTGCGTTGGAAAACATCGCCTCGATCTGCGGCACGGTCATACCGAACGGCTTGGGCAGCACAGCAGCGCGCATGGCGTCGTATTGGTCTGCTCCCATGGTTGGGCTTGCGGGGTGCTTGGGCATTCCAATTCTTCCATCCATAGCTTCACCCATTCCTTAAAGGCGTTGCCCGCAGACCTCGCATCTGCCTCCGTTTTCCCAATCGACCCTCCCCGGCACCCGCAGGAGCAAGGGTCATCTTCCATCGGCTTGAATGGCCGCACCTCTTCACACTGACTGCATAATATAAAGCCCGTCATCCCCGTCCCTCCAGTTCCTCAAACCGCTCCATCAGCCTGTCATGCGCTGCTGCGCGGTCCTCTGCCGTGGCGTGGCGGTGGTAGGCGGAGAGTGCCTCGCGCAGAAGCTGGTGCGCGGCCTTGCGCTGTGCCCCGGCTCTGTTGCGGCGGGTCTCGACGCTCTTGCTTGCGTGGGTCATGGCTATACTTTCTTTTCCAGCATGCACGACGCGCATTCAAGCATTTCCCGCGCCCACTCGATCTGTGCATCTGTTTCAGCATCGCTCCACACATGAACGGCCCCAACGCCTCGCGCCACCACAACAAGCTTTGCGTCGTCATCGCTGGCCATGCCAGAGACACGGGCGCGGGCGAAGTCGATTGACCCGTTTCCCTGCACGTCAGAGAAAGGCGCCACCTCGTCAGGGCTGCGATCCGGCGCTGAACCGGTGGCATCGAACCATGCCCCGTTTTCGGCTTCTGCAATTTCTCCGCAGCTTGCACATTCCGCCGTGCCGTCTTCGCACAGATGAAACGTGCTGCAATCGCAGGCGCAGACGAAGATCCGGCGGCGCGCTGACGGGAATGCGATGATGTCTGTCATCCCTTGGCCTCCTCTTGGGCGATGAGGGAGCGGAGTGCGTCGAGGCGGGTCATTTGCAGTCCTCTCGGAATGCGGCGATTGCCTCGACCAGCTCGGCGCCACGCGGCCCGGCGAAGTTCTTGGCGAACCATTCCGCAGCATCCGCCATCCGGTCAGCGGCGATGCGCTGGCGGGCAAGTGCGTGGGCGGCGGCTATCAAGCGGGCGTCGGCTTCGCTGTATGCCTCCGCATGGTTAAATCCCGGAATCGTTTCGATGTAATAGGTATACCCGTTGTCATCGACAGACCAAGGCCCCGGCGTAGCCGCGTCCAGCAGCCGTTGCAGTTCTTCCGTGGTCAGGCTCATTTCGCTTCTCCCTTCAAGCGCCGATACCGGGCGCGCTTCTTGCAGTTGACGCTGTAGTATTCCGCACGGGCCGACGCGATGAACAGAACTCCGCACCCGCAGGCGCAGAGATGGGCCGTGCCGCGAACAACGTCGCCGGGGCGGATGTCAGAGACGCGCTTGCCGGGGGTGCGCCCGCTCATGTCAGGCGCTCGATCTTGGCAGTGCCCTCCGGCTCGCCGTCGATCATGTCGAAAGTGATGCGGTGCCGGTCGATGTCAGAGCGGCTCGCCGTCCACAGGTTGGACTTGACGTTGCCATACAGCGTCACCGTCTCGCGCTTGGGTTCGGGGCGGACGCGGTAGGCGTAGCTAGAAATCCACTCTGGCGGGCTGTCTGTAATCCAAAACGATTGACTTATGTCACCCTCAAGACACTCGATCACCTTCCCCTCATGCGCGGCAAGCATCAGAGCGCCCTTCTCTGCGTCGGTCATGTCGCCCCACGTCTTTGGGGCGTCGCAGGCGCGGGATATGAGGCGGAAGGCGGCGCGATCCGTGTAAGGGTTATCACCGTTGCTGCCCGTCCCGTAATACAATCCATCACGGATCTCAGTCACAGTAGTAACTCCCTTTCCGGGAAGGTACTCCACCACGTCGCCGGGCTGCACGTTCAGTTCCTTGAGGGTCTTTCCGGTCATGTCGTTCTCCATGGGTTGCCCCGGCGCTGGGGCCGGGGTGGGGGGTGGTTATTGCATACAGCGGGGCAGAGTTGGCGTGTGCCGATAGTGGTGGAATGCGCTGGGGCGGTAATCAACCGGGCCATAATGGCTGGCGGGGCGGGCATCAGCTATGCCGAGATCCACAGCGACCGCGTGTGCCTCGCGCATGGCTTTATCGATATCCATGCCAAGCCACGTCAGGTCTGCGCCGTTCTTCTGGATCTGGCGAGGCGTCATGTCTTCATAAGATTTTCCGCTCAAAGTCGCTTGACGTTTGCGCATCGAAATCAGAGAGGCGATCAAACGCTTCATGCGCTCAAGGTCTTCAAGGTCCATCTGCGTTACTCCGGGTTCCGGCACCGCACCGTGCGCTGCCTATGCCCTCACAATGCGCCATCACGGGGCTACCGTCAACAGGTTTTTACCCATCACCCCGCATTTTCGGTAACATCCTCCACCAGCCGATACACGGCCTTGGCCCGGCAATCCCCGCCGCGATCCGTCAGGATGGTAAGGCCCGCGTCCCGCAGCGCCTGAAACGCGGCCCGTAGCGTCGTCTCCTGCACTCCAAGCCGCTGCCGCAGTTCGTCCCGCGTCAGCACCGCTTGGCGCAGCACACGCAACAGCCGGTGCGCCGTGCCGCCCTTGCGGATTATGCCGGTCGGCAGTTCGACAACCCCGACCACAGGCCGCGTCACTCTCTGCGGGCCTTGCTGGTGCCGTTCCTCCCGGCATTATTCCGGCCGGCGTAGGGCCAGCCATGCGCGGGCAAGCTCATCCTCGTCTCCGCTCCGGATCGGGCCGTGCGCTGGCTTGGAGGGCGTGCAGGCGCTGAGACGGGGCTGCGCGCTTGTGTGGGTGCGGGGTGTCTGGATCATTGCTGCGGCCCATCTGCCAGAGCGCGCACGGCGGCGCGGGCCAAGGCGCGGAAGCGGTCTCGCGTCACGGCGCTATTTTGCCACTTGGTTTCCCCTGCATTCGGATGCTGAGAAACGCAGATAGCTTTTGCGACGTGATCTAAATTTGCCTGCGCCACCGCCACTGCTACCGTGGGGCAATACGCCGCTCTCAAGGCGTCTGCCAACGCTTTCCGCCGATATTCATCCCGCGCGTTCGTTTGATCAATGGTCATGATCTTTGCTCCTGTTGGGTCTTGGGGGTCGGTGGCGGTCACTTTTCAGCCCTCATGTCTGCATTGCAGCGCGGGCACGGCGTACCTCGGCGCATTTCGGAATCTGGCCTGCTGTCATTGATCCAACCGCTTTCCCAGCCGCACCGGCATTGGTATTTCGCCACCTGCTGACCGTCTGGCGCTTCTCCGGCATCGATAAGCTTTGCCATGACGCGGGGCTTCGCGCGCGGCGGCTTGGTAAAAAGCTCTGCTTGTTTCGCTTTCATTCCGGATCCACCCTCATACAATCGCCCTTCATCGCTTCATCCACGGCGGCGCGGCGCTCCGCCGCAGATTTGCCGGGGAACATCTCGTCAATCATCGCCTGCATTCGGTCTTTCTCCTCCTGCGTGGCGCGGCGCATCATCGGCGGGCGCTTTGGTTCTGGCCCTTCAAGCGCAGCGATCATGTGGCGGCGCGGGCTGGCGAGGGCGTTGCAAATCTTCTCCAACTCCTCCCATGACGGGAACCACTTCCACGCACGGCGCAGCAGCGTATCCTTGACCACATCGGCGGGATAGGCGCGCAGACGGCTGGCAAAGGCCGTGACCATCAGTTCCGCATCAAGACCTTCGCGGCCCCTTCCAGCGGTCAGCACCGAAAGCTCAGCAAGCCATTCTTCGATCCACTCGACGGGCGCGGGCTCAATCATCATCCGAAGGTCCGCCAACGCGGCGCGGCGCTGATCTTCCCCGCCGAAGGCTTCGCAGGACACCGCAACGTCATAGCACGGCCCACCGGGCGGGAATCGCGTCTCATATCTGACGCTCAGCTTTGCGCCGCGCGACAACGCTTGCGATACTGCTACCGCGTCCATATCCCGTGGCGTTCGCTGTGCCAGACGGGCCGCGATTCTTGATGTATCGCCATGCGATCTGCTCAACCCGGTTCCTCCATGCCGCTCGCCATCCGCGCAAAGACTTCCGGGATTTTGCGTCTGGGAGGTCTGACCAGTATGCATGGAAGTCAAACGCGATAAGTCCAATTTCTTCATCGTTCAGGCCCTTGGATTTTGCATAGAAGATCATGTCGTCGTCTGGCGCCCAGTTCTCTGGCAATCGCGCCTTGGCCGGTGTTGCTAGTTCTGCGAACAGATCGACCTGATTTGCGGCGACGGGCAGCGGCGCAGCCGCGTCCCCCTTCTTACCATCTGGTTTAATATCTGGTTTACTATCTGGTATAGGTTGGCGATCCTTAGCCAATCCATTGGCGATATTTCGACACTCCATTGGCGATCCTTGACCAATGGCGTCGTCTACCCAAGACGCCGTTACGGTCGGGCTATACCAGTTGGTGCGGTCGTAGCTCGCGCGGTTGTAGTCGCCCTTCACAAGCAAGCCGTCATCGATCAGGCGGACAATCGCCGTCTTGATCTGGCTCGCGGTCAGGTAGGGGAAAAGCTCCGCAAAAGCCCGCGTGCTGTTGTAGGTCCAGACGTATCCGTCCATGACGTGCTTTCGGTTGGCGCGGTTCTTCTCTGCCCAGAAAAGCAGGTTCTGGTAGATCACGGCGGCGTTCAAGCCAACGCGCGCCGCAATCTCAGGATCGAACGTGTGCAGGCTCACGTCAGAGATCCAGTGCGCTGAGGATGCGGCTTTCGTAGTCCTCTTGGGCTGCGGCCTTGGCGGCGTCCTTAGAGGAGAAGTCAATCCACTCCGTTTCCAGTGCAGATATGGCTTCAAGCTCTAAGCCATCTTCATACACCTTGATGGAATATTGAGCTACTGGCGTAATGCAAAACTCGTCTTCGCAGTCGATGACTGGTTCCCACTCCAGAGGCTTGACCTTGGGCGCGGCGCGGGTGTTCCATCGATCCCGGCCACGCTGTTTTGATCCGTCAGACGCGCCGGAGCCTTCTGCCCCGCATTGGCAGCGAACCCACGTTTCGTCTATGCCTTGGCGCAGATCAGTGCCGCCGCAGAACGGGCACGGTTTCAGTTCTGGAATTTCAGGCATGGATTGCCCCTTTCGGTTGGGGCAAGGCTTGACTGTCGGCACCACCCGGACTAGTCTCAACCTTGCAGTTTGGTTGTTGCACCCTAGCTCTTTACCAGAGAGATGGCAAGGCCCCGGTTTCCCGCCGGGGCCTTAGTCATTTCTGCGGCAACTCCACGCCCAGTGCCTTGGCACGGGCTATCAGCGCCGCCCGCTCACCGTCCCGCTCCGGCTGGATACGGGCCACGCAGACCGCATCCCACCAGCCTAGAAGTTCGCGCGGCGAGAGCTTGGGGATTTCGTCCGTTGTCACTCCCCAAGCGCCTCCTTCAGTCGCCACAAGGCATCGCTTGAAACGTCATTTCCGGCAAGGAATGCGCGCACTTCATCACGAAGGCTTTCAAGGGCGCTCTCCGCTTCATCCTTCTCGCTTTCGATCTCTTTCAGCTTCTCCTCTGCCTCTTTGGCCCTTTCCTCAGCCTCCTCCGCTGCGGCGTCCATTTCGTCAATCTGCTCCTGAAAGTCCACGCCCCACTCTGAGGACGTCCAGACACCGCAAAACTCCGAAGGGAATGGGACGGTGAACGTTGCAGTGCCGATCTGCAAGCTGTTGCGGAGTATTGATCCATCCAGCCTGATCTCGATTTCATCGGTCATGATGCTGCCCGCCCAGACGCAAGGCCGATCCTGATCTGATAGGCGCACAGCATTCCAACGGCGCGATCTTCGGCCATCACGCCGCGCCGCGCTGCTGATCCAAGGTCTCGCACAAGGGTTTTGGGGTATCCCATCTTTGCTGCGGCGCAGGCAACGTCCTCCTGCGCTTCGCTGACGCGCTGCCCTACGACATGCTCTTCCGCATACCTTTCGGCAAAGCGGATAAGCTCCCGGCTTGTCGCATCCCATAGGCGGGCTTTCACGTCGATATCTTCTTGAGATTCTTTCAGTCTGTGCGATATCATCGCATCCTCCATTGTGCTGACTTGCAGGCTCATACGTCCCGCGCCTCCCTGTCGTATTCCAACTGCATTGCGCGCTCCACCGAAGCGCCAGCCTCTGCCAGATCTTGCAGCGGCGCTTTGGCCCCGCGCTGGCCCGCCATCAGCAGCTTCTTCACCGCGTGCGCTCGTGCCGGGCAGGTGACGCCGTAGGCTTCGAGGATATCGTAGACGTCCACGGTTTCGCTGCGGATTTTGCGGTGGTATTTGCTGGTCATGCTGTTGCCTCCGTGATTGCGACGTAAACAGCGCCGCCCTTGATCTTTTCGCCGCGCGTGATGGTGATAGACCAACGCCGGTCATCGACGCCGGTTGCCGCTGCAATGCCGTCCAGCCCCGATTTCATCGCCGCCAGCATGTTGTCTAAATCCCCGGTGTTGCGGGGCGGGTGGAACGTGATGGAGACGTGCAGAGCCGCCGCAGGTATCTGCCTGATCCCCGCAGCCATGGCGGCATACTGGCAGTCAGCCTTGTATTTCGCGGCGGCAGCAGCCTTTGTGCGCCAGTGCGCGCGAGAGTTGGGGGATAGGTCGCGCGGGAACCATGGCAGGGTGACAAACCAAATGTTCATGCGCTGGCCCTCATGGCTTGGGCGAGGTGCGGCTCTAGCGCGGTCAGGACAGCCACGCGGGCCGGGTCAATCTCAAAGGCGCGGCTCAGCAGCATGGCCACGGTGTCGTTTGGCGGGACGTATGATCGCGATGGAAGCGGCGCCTGGCATGGCTTCGGGGCTGCTTTTTCCCGCGCGCACTGCAGCATCCGCTCAGACGCCTTGGCCGGGGTGTAATTGACCGGCAGTCCGTTTTTGCGGCGGATGGCGCCGACAATGGTGCTGCTGCATCCCAGACGCAGGGCAATGGCCTTATCGGTCAACCCATCGTCGTAAAGCGCCAAAACCTTGGCACGGTCAACCGCGTTCTTGTGCCGGTTGGTGGTGAGGCCAAGACGGCACCGGACGCGCTCCACCTGCCGCGCATTTATGCCCAGCCGCTCACCGATCTCACGATCTAGCAGGCCTTTGGAATGCAGCGCACGAACCTTGTTCTCCCGGCTCTTCGTGATGCGCGGCGTATTCCATTGGTATCCGTTGGTATCCAGACCCATGGCGTAGCGCCGCGTTTTGACCGCGCTTTTCTTGAGCCCCATTGCATCCGCAATCTGCTGATCCGTGAGGCCTTGCGCGTGAAGCTCTCGAAAGCGAACCTGACTTTCCGCGACCGATTCCGGTGAACGCTTGGATTTCAGGCCAAGAGCAACGCGGCGCTCTCTGATCGTGGTGCGAGACACGCCAAACGCGGCGGCGATCTCCGCATCCGTCGCGCCAGCCTCGCACATGCGGCGAATGGCTTCGTCACGCTCTCGTTTCGGGGCGCTCATTCCTCCCCCCGCATGATCTTGAGCGCCATGCTCACCGATGCCTTGCTGACGCCCAGACGCGCGCCGATCTGAGACAGGCTGAGGCCTTCGCTTTTCAGCTTCGCGGCCAAGTCCCAGTCGAACCCGCGCTTTGCCCCGCGCTTTTCTCCGGGCGCACCAACGCGGCGGCGGGGCACCTTTTCACCCTCATCCCACAGCGCCGCAGCGGCGCGGCTTTCCTCGCGCGCCATGGCAATCATTCGGTCAAGCCCGGTCATTCGCCCATCCCCAGCGCGTCGAGATACATCTGCGTCACGGCTTCATATTCCGCCCGCTGATTCGGGTCAGTCGCCCGAATTTTCAGGACGCTGCGAACGGGCCGCGTCATGAAGCCCCGCGCCTTCATCTCCGCAAAGATCTCCTTTTCCACGGCCTTGTATTCCGCGATATCTGCGCGCACCGCCTCGATGCGCTCGATGAATTGGCGCAGTTCCGCGCCGGTTGTGCTGATATGTGATCCGTCCATGTCTGTCTCCGAAACTCTTTCACTACTGTTTAGGTTGTGTCCGGCAATCGGAAGCCGACCGCCGAACAAGGCGCTCAAGAAACGCTCTGATTTCGCTGGATAGGTCAGACCCACGAGCGGCACATGCGCGCTGGTAAGCCTCCCGCTCAGCTTTGGTCGCTCGGACCTTGATGAAGGTTGTTTTTGCCATGTGGGCACTATTGCATGGGGCATGTGGGCACGCAAGGCATTTTTCCGCTTGCTATGCCGTGGCCACGTTGCTAGTGTTGCGTAACGGATCAAGCCAAAAGGGGGACAACATGACCGACACAAGCACAGAGGCCGTGGAGCTGACAGTTCAGCGGATGGCAGCGATCCCGCTCGGCATGAGCCTGATCGAATGGAACGATCTGTCAAACCAGATTCTGAACCTCGCCGCCGAACGCGATGCCGCTGTCGCCCGCGCCGACGCGCTGGAAGCCGCCATGAAAGAAGCCCGCGCCATGCTGGAAGGCGAGCCGGAATATCACTTTCAGGGCATGGGCTGCGGCCTCGAGGATCGCTGCATCACCGACCGCTATGAGGCGATGCGATTCGGCTGGGAGCAGGCGATGGAGCGAGTTTATGGGGAACATATCAATGACGCCAAAGAGATATGCGATGCCGCCCTCACCCCTCCAGCCTCACAGGAGCCGAAAGCATGACCTACCCCGCCACATGGCACCGCGACATTCGCACAGCCCCCGGGCCGTTCACCGACGAGCAGCGCGCCGAATTGCAGCGCGTAGCCGATGAATACCGCGCCGAAATGCGGGCCAAGCGCGCCGCCTCTGCCGCTCTGATCGGCCCCCGAAAGCCCGCGCCGCGCCGCCGTCAATGCCGTTGCGATTGCCGCCGCCGTCATCACGGTTCTTTGGGTCACGGCCCTTGTCCTCGAAACCATCAACTCTTGTGGAGTATGCTAATGAAACCCTCTGACCACCTCGACCGCCAGACGCAGTGCGCAATGATGTTGTCCGACGCCATGACAAAATTCCTGCGCTACCACCCCGACGCGCCGTTGTCTGTGCTGGAAAACGCCTGCCTCGACGCGCGCAGCGATGCATCCGCGATCTTGGATCTGGTGCAATCCGCCCGCGCCGCAGCAGACGCGGTGCCCGATGACGCGACCGACGACATGGCCGCAGCTATGGCAAAGGGGCTGGCACGATGACCGGCAAGACGGAAACCCCGAAGCCCACCGGCCTCGACCTGCTGCGCGAGCCGTTCCCTGCGCACCAGATCTCCAAGCTGCCCAAGCCGACCAAGCAGCAAACGGACGCGGTGCGCAACGACTTCAAGGCGGGCATTCGCTGCGAAGTCTGCGGCCTGTGGCATCATCCGAAGGTCGTGCACCTCGACTACGTTGGGCACGCGGCGCTCACGTCACGGCTGCTGGACTGCGATCCGGCGTGGAATTGGGAACCGGTGGCTTTCAGCGACAAGGGAACTCCCCTGCTGGACGAACACGGCGGCATGTGGATCCGGCTCACGGTCTGCGGGCAGACGCGCCTTGGATACGGCCACCCAGACGGCAAGAAGGGCGGGGACGCGATCAAGGAAGTGATCGGCGATGCGCTGCGGAATGCTGCCATGCGGTTCGGCGCGGCGCTGGACCTGTGGCACAAGGGCGGCGATCTTCACGGCCCGGATGATGCGCAGGACGAAGCGCCGCCGCCCCGCGACACCGGCCCAAGCCAAGAGGCGATTGACACCGCCTGCACCAGCCTGACGAACGCCGAGACGCTGGAACAACTGCGGGCGATCTGGTCCGACCTTCGCGCCATGCAGGCCGTGCCAGCCGTCCTTGACGCCAAAGACCAGCGCAAGGCCGCGCTGGAACAACCGCAATCGCAGGCAGATCCCGACTGCCCATTCTGAGGAGATATACCATGACCGACCAACTCCCCCCGCGCACGCACAACAATCCGCCCGATCCCATCGACGATCTGACCGGCGCATACGAAGGCACGCGCCTTGAGGCCGAAAACTGGCTGGACGGCCAGAAGGTCGAAGACGAAGCCGCGATGAAGGCCGTCGATGCACTGCGCAAGGAAATGCGCGAATACCGGCTGGCTCTGGAAAAGGGCCAGAAGTCTGCAACAGCACCTCTGCACGACGCCTATAAGGCTGAGCTTGCCCGGTGGAAGCCGACGATTGACGACGCCAAGACGATTGAAGGCGGGCTTGTCGCGCTGGTGGACGGATACAAGCAGAAGCTTGCCGCTGAGAAGCGCGCCGCCGAGCGGGCCGCATGGGAAGCCGCAGAAGCCAAGCGCCGCGAAGCCGAGGCCAAGGCGCGTGAAGCCGACAAGGCCGATATCAACGCGCTGCGCGAAGCCGAGGAAGCCAAGCGCGAGGCACTGGAAGCGGAGAAAGCCGCACAGGCCGCGCGCAAGGACCGTGAGGCCGTCAAAGGCCTACGCACAGTCAAGGAGAGCGTGGTGGTCGATCCCGTCGCGCTGGCCCGGCACCTTTGGCAGCATGACCGCGAGGCGCTGGAAGCGTGGCAGGCTGAACGCGCGCGCAAGCTGGGGCTGAACATCCCCGGCGTAGTGGAGATCCGCGAGCGGCAGGAGGCGTTCTGATGACCGACGCTCAGATCTTCGCGGCCTACATCGAACGCGAGAAGGCCGCCGCCGCCACACCGCAGGGGCAGGACGTGGAGGCCATCATGGACGCACTGGCGCTGGAGACGGGCGAGCGGCTGCAACGGGTGCGGTTTGTGGTGGCGGAGTTCACCATCCACCACGGGGCCGGGTGATGCCGACCCGGATCATACGCGAGCCGCGCCACGTCGATGCGCTGGCCGATCTACTCAGGGGGCGGAAACTCCCCCTGACCGTCTCTTGGTCGCAGGGAGCGCCGCGCACCGGGGCGCAGAACCGGCTGGCGCAGCGTTGGTTCACCGACATTGCCACGCAGCTAGGCGACAGGACACACGAGGAAGCCCGCGCGGAATGCAAGCTGATGTTCGGCGTGCCGATCCTGCGGGCCGAGAATGAGGCGTTCCGGCTGTCCTATGACCGCGTTTTGAAGCGCCTGCCCTATGAGGAAAAGCTCGCCGCCGTCATGGCGTTTGACCTTCCCGTGACCCGGATGATGACGCTGAAACAGATGTCGGCATTCATCGACGCCATGGAACGGCACTGGCGCGCGCAGGGCGTGCACCTTACCGATCCTGCGGCGCTTAAATATGAGAGTGAGTTCGCATGAAACGCTCCCCCATGCCACGCGGCAACTCCACGCTCAAGCGGGGCAAGGGGCTGGCGAAGCGATCTGCGAAGGCGCCTAAACCAAGCGCGCCGGAGGAGCGCCGCCCGCTGCGCGAGAACGCCCGGGGCCAGCATTGCACCCTCCGCCTGCCCGGTTGCCTGCCGGGCACGGAAACCGTTGTCCTGTGCCATATCCGGCGGAACGGCTGGGGAGGCATGTCCAGCAAGCCCCACGACGCCTTGGCATTTTTCGGCTGCGCGTCGTGCCACGCCAAGGAAGAGAGACACCACCCCGACTGTACCGATGCGGACTTGTTGCGTGCTCTCGGCGAAACTATTATGATGCAGCTGCAAAGCGGAATACTGAGGGAAGTAGATGATTGAATGGACTGACTGGCACGAAAAGCATTCTGAAAAGATTCTTCTAATTCCCGGCGTGGATTGCTGGATATGGATCGCAGGGAGGACAGCCGGGAAATCTCACGGTCGCGTCAGATACAACCGGGGAGAAAGGCATTACTCCGAGTACAGCCATCGCGCCGCGTTTATCGAGGCCAAGGGGGAGATCCCAGACGGATGCATAATCTGTCATGCATGTGGCGTCGGGTTGTGCGTGCGACCGTCTCACCTGTATGCTGGATCGTTCAAAGACAACGGCCGCGACATGGCCACGATGAAAACCTTCCCCAAAAGCCTATCAGACGCGTCTGTCTTAGAAATCAGAACCATGTACCGAGATGGCGCTAAGCTCTCAGATATTTCTAAGAGATACGGGATAGCGTTCGGCACCGTTTACCCGATTGTAACTGGCAAGTCGTATAGATACGCGCCGTTCCCTGATGGCCTTGTGACGGGAGAGAGAGCCCGCAAGCCTCTCACCAAAGAGGAGGTTTCTGGCATACGAGAAATGCTTGACCGCGGCGAAACTCAAACGGTTATATCGCAAAAATACAATATCGCACAAAGTATTGTTAGCCGTATCAAGACCGGAACAAGGCACGCGAACCGGTGACACCATGAAGCGGACATGGGAAGCCAAGCACGGGCCGGACCATGGGTTTCTGCCGCTGGTCAGGCGGCTGATCTATGGCGCAGAATAACGCTTGACTGCCGCCGCCGTGGTGCTATCGTATTCACATGGAAGCAATGGAGAACGATATGACGGACACAAGCGCAGGTGCCGTGAACGCGCTGATTTCTGATCTCTGCCACGACTACGCCGATGATCTTGAGCGCCGAGCATCCGACATGGTGCGCTCGCTCGCCGCCGAGCGTGACCGGCAATATGACGAGAACGTCACTCAGATCATGAAGGTGGCCGCGCTGGAAGCTGAGGCTCAGAGGATGCGGGAGGCGCTGGAATGGTATGAAGAGAAGGCCCGCCTGTGCCGCCTGATCCACAATGAGGGCGAGGCAGCACGCCAAGCTCTCCATCGCGACGGGGGAGCCATTGCCTGCGCCGCCCTGACCCCGCAACCCGAGGAACCCCGCACATGACCGATCTTAGCCGCACAGCGGTATACATGGAACCCTCCGACAAGGCAGAGATTGCCGCCGCCGCCAAGGAATCGGGCCGCAGCGTATCGTCATACCTGCGCTGGGCCGCTCTGGCCAAGGCGCGCGAGACACAGGAGCAAGGGAAATGAGTGAGACGCTTTATCTGAAATGGGGAACCGTGAAGGGCTGGGAGGATCTGTCCGATGCCTCTGCCGCCGCTCTGCAAAAGTGGGCAGACTTTGGCGTCAGCATGAGCGCCATGACGCAGCGCGACACGACAGAACAGAAGCAGGCCCTATGCGATGCGATTGACGTGGTCGCATCGGGCGGCGGCGTGATCTGGAATGACTGGAACGGCGAGGAAATGACCGCAGACGCGGCCAAGGCTTACGTCATGGGCTACGGTCATCGGAGCGAGACACAGGGAGATAAGCAATGACGTTTGAAGTTGGCAAGGAATACCCGACGCGGGGAGCTGGAGCTGCGAGGGTGATGGAAGTTGAAGAAACCAACGGCTGTCTCCTAGCAAGGCATAAAGACGGAAGATTTTTTTGGCATTACCCAAGCGGGGTAAATTGCGCAGGAAGCGGCGAATACGACCTGATCGCGCCCGCCGCAGAGCCGGAAGGCCCCGCCGCCGAGGCCAAGAGCCTGCGCGACGAGTTTGCCATGGCGGCGCTGACGGGTATTATATCCGGCTGGGGGCCGGGTGCCCCACTGAGCGCGGATAGAGCCGCAGCAATGTCATACGGAACCGCCGACGCCATGCTTGCCGAGCGCGCGAAAGGCGGTGCGGAATGACCAATGCCCATATGCCAGCGCGGATGTTCGTGGAAAGAGACTGGCCAGACGGGTCAAGCAGCTTTTGCTATGTTGCAAGCGAAATCGCATACGATGAAGACGACACGGAATACGTCCGCGCGGATCTCACCCAGCAATGGCGCACCGACATGGAAAACGCGCCGAAGGACGGAACGTGGAGGCTGGTTTGCCAGTCGCGCAACGGCATCATCAGAACCGCAACGTGGAGCGATACCTACGACGCTTGGCTTACCGCTGGATCAAGCTGCATGTCGTTTGTCGCAGAGGTCACGCACTGGATGCCCCTTCCCCAGCCCCCCGCCACCCCTGAGACGGAGACAGACGCATGACCGAAGCAGCGAACAAACCGAAACGCACCCTCTGGGCTGTCTACAGCAACACCGATCTGACTGAGGGGCGTGGGCATGAATACGTAGAGGGCCTCTGTGAATCTGAGGCCACAGCAATCCGCGTCGGCGCCAAAGGATATATTCAGGGCCTCGACTGCCCGATCAAAGAGATTCCAGTTTTGGAGGTGGACGGCAAGGAGATGTTGATGCTGTGTCACGTGCCATTTTTGCGCGCCACATCTCAAGACCTTCATGAGCAAAAGAAACGGGATGCGCGCCGCGCGCTGGTCGAAAAGGCCCGAGCCGCTGGCCTGAGCGATGACGAGATCCGCGCACTTGGAGGTGACGTGAAATGACCCTCGACCACACCGCCACCATCGCCGACATAGCGCGCCACACCGCAGAGGCGCAGCGGCAGGACGCCATGGAGGCCGGGAAAGCCCGTCGCCTGCCCCCTCTCAGCCCCGCCGATCTGGATGCGGAATACCGCGCATACAAGGGGCCGTGGGCGCATCCCCCGCGCCGCCGGGAACGCCTGCCCTCCGGCTGGTGGATCATCCCCGGCGTGCTGGTCACTGCCATTGCGACGGCTCTTGCTCTGTGGGTGGCGTCATGAAGGCGCTTTCAATCCGCCAACCGTGGGCCGACGCGATCATCTGGCACGGCAAGGACGTCGAAAACCGCAGCTGGCCGACACGATACCGCGGCCCGGTGCTGATCCATGCCGCCAAGGCATGGGGCAAGGCGGAGCGCGCAGACCTCGCGTTCGTAGAAGACATGACAGCCACCAAGCTCGAAGACACTGAGCGGCCCCTCTTGGGCGGCATCATCGGGCGCGCCGAGATCGTGGACTGCGTCGAAGACATGGACAGCCGGTGGTTCTTCGGCCCCTACGGCTTCGTCCTGCGGAACGCGGAGGCGCTGCCCTTCCAGCCCTGCCGAGGCGCGCTCGGTTTCTTCACCCCCAGCATCATCACCCCGGCGCAAGCCGACCAGTCCAGCTAACCACGCCAGGAGGAACCACCGTGGCAGCATATGTGAAGCAACAAGATCAGATCGTTCTGATCCTCTCGAAGGCCGAGGCGTCGGCCCTGAACGACAGGATCTTGCAGACGCAGGACGGGTGGGAAGTGGCCGCTGAGGCATTTCCTCAAAACGGCATGAAGGCTTCGGCTCTTGCCCGGGCGCAGCGCGCCCTTTCCATCGCCTGTGAACCCGGTTCGCGCTCTGGCGCGGCGATACAGTAACCCCCCGGAGCCACCCATGACCACACCTGACACCAGCACAGAGGCTCTTTACGAGGGGCCGTGCGAGGCCGGATGCAGCCATTACCACGGCGGGGAAGTCCGCCACACTCCCGGCTGCGGGCATTACCCCAACAGCCTGACCAAGGCCTTTGAGGATCAGATCTCCGCCCTTGCCGCCGAACGCGATGCAGAAAAAGCCAAAATCGCAAACCTGCACATCGTTTCGGACACATTTCTCAAGACCGCGAACGAGCAATTTCACCGCGCGGAGCGACTTGAGCGCGACTTGACTGCATCTGTCGCCCGCGCCGACGCGCTGGAAGCCGAGGTGCAGAAACTGCGAGAGGCGCTGGAATGGTATGAAGAGAAGGCCCGCCTGTGCCGCCTGATCCACAATGAAGGGGAGGCAGCACGCCAAGCCCTCCATCGCGACGGGGGAGACATCGCCCGCGCCGCCCTGACCCCGCAACCCGAGGAGAAGAAAGCATGAGCGATCAATCAGAATACATCAAAATCCAAGCAGCAGAAACCGAACTGAATACTGCAATTCATCGGCAGGAGTTTTCTTTGGTCGCGCTTCTTGGGCTAAGTCCGAAGCGCGAAGGGTCGCAGTGGTGCATCCTATGGGGCGATGATTTGCAGACTGGCGTATCGGGCTTTGGTGATACCCCGACGCTCGCTGTCTATGCGTTCAACAAAGCGGTAGCCGCAGAAAAAGTTGGGCGCAAATCAGAGGAGCCACGCACATGACCACGGATCACACCCCCGACCCGCTCGCCCTCGTCGCTGCGGCATATCAGGACGCGGCGCAGGCCATGTCATACGCATGGGATTGGAACGAGGCGGAGAAAAGAATCCGCGCCCGCACCCCCGACGACGCCCGCGCAGCTTATAACGCTGCAATGGCGCAGGCACGGGCAGAGGGGCGGCGGGAGGGGCTGGAAGAGGCGGCGGCTTTCATTGAGGCCGACAAGAGCGAAGAACCGTATGGCATCGACGAGATATTCGCGTGCACGGCAGAACAAATCCGCGACCTGTCCGACGCCCCGGCGCCCGCTGTCACGGTGGCGGAGGCGGCGCGCACGATCAGCGCAGACCCCCAAGTCGTTCGCGGACTGGCCAACTGGTTCGGGAAAAGCGAGGCCTTCGTTTTGGAGGGCCTGCGCGCTCTGGCAGAGGGAGGGGCGGGCCGTGGGTGACAGCTACAAATCAAACGCGACCGTTGGAATTCGAGATGGCCTCGTTTGCATCACGGTATCTGCGCCGGGCGTTCCCGATGCCGTGCTGCGTCTGCCAAAAGGCATAGCCCTAAAGATGGGGCAACAGATTCTTGATGCAGCGCGAAGGGCTGACGCATCTTGGCCCGCCCCGCCCGCCGCGCAGGAAGGCGGTGACGCATGACCGCCATTCGCTGGCGCTGGA